GTGCAGCGCGATCGGCAATAAGGTCCGCGTTACAGGCCCTACCGGAAAGACTTTTGAGGGAAGTCTTTATAAGAACTCAAACCCGGCGGTCAAAGGGACTGTCGTTTCCGAGGCCAAGGTCGAGACTCCCTCGGTCCAGGCACAAGGGTCTTTCCTCCTGACCGGAGGATCGGCTTCAGTAAAAGCCTCTGCCACATACGCGCTTCGTCAGCATTATTACGAAAACCTGCCCAATGCCGTAGGTGTCTGGGTTGGTGACGGTGCTGCCGAGGTAAAGGAGCTGCTTGGATTTAATGCACCTATTCCTGAGCCGATAACTCGATCAGGACTGAGCACTACGTCTGGATCTTCCGTTATTACCGGAATTAGCTTTGGAGGTTGGCAGGCCCTATCTGTCGGAATGAGCGTGTCCGGAAGCGGCATACCAAGTGGCGCAAAGATTGTATCCATACAGGGATCCTTGCCTCACGACATAACAATTAGCGAACCTGCTACTGATACGGCCACAGACCTGACGCTTACATTTCTTGCTCCTCAGATAGCTTCGATAGAAGGATTTGGAGCGTGGAGCATGGCTGGCGGCATAGGCGGAGATCCGGGCCAGCGATATGCGGCAGCCTTTGCGTTCTATGTGAACGCAAACACGGCGATATCAGGATACACGGCAATCTACTCTCATGGCGGCGGCGGTTGGAACGCGCGAGATCCGGGCAGCTGGACTCTGTATGCTCCTGAAAACCTGCATGAGACTGCCAATGGGAAAGATGTTTGGATAGAGTTTAAAAGTCAGCCTGCTTGGCCCGGGACCACAGGCGGAAACCCAGGCGATAACTTCTTTGATTACGCTCAGATAATCCCGAGTCCTTACTACCGAACAGGAGAAGATCAGACTATTCCAAATGGAAGATATCTGATGAGAACGCTTGGGTACTCTGCTGGTCAGCTTGCCGGAGGTACGTTCAACGGAGTATCGAGCGTCAAGGTCGATGGCGTCGAAGTGCTCGGCGAGAGAGTCGCATGGAAAACGTCAAACAGCCAGACGGCTCTTGATATCGTAACTCAGATAAACAATTTCGTATCAACGACAGAGTATGTGGCATCGGTAAAAGATAGCACCCGCATCATACTTACTGCCACGACAGGAACAGGTGAGTCCGTTAATGGAAGAACCATAAATGCCACCACGGTTGGCGACGCAATCGTTACTTCTTTTGTGGCGTTTGCCGGCGGGAAAAATGTCGTCGCAGGATCCCCGCGCGTGATGGATTTCACGATTGATGGCACATTTACGATCGGAGACAGGTACTCGATAGCGATAACTGACCCCGCAAGTCCTGACCAGCCATACCAATTTGGCGCAACGCGGGTATCTGGAAAAATCCCAGCATTTTCAGCAACCTACAAGGGCAAGGAGTATGCAGCCGTAGGTTCTACGCTTTTCTTCTCCGCCCTAAACGATGCGACAGAGTGGGGTGTCTACGACGTCGGCTCCGGGTTTATCGACATGTCCAACAACTTTGGCGGCCGAGAAGACCTGTCTGGTATCGGCTTCTACCAGAACTCGGTGGCCGTGTTCAGCAAGAGAAGCGTCCAGATGTGGTACTTTGACCCTGATCCGAGCGTCAATGCTCAGAGTCAGGTCTTGGATAACACCGGCTGCGTAGCCCCAGGCAGCGTAATGTCGGTCGGATCGGTGGACCTTTTCTACCTTTCCTACAACGGCGTTAGGTCGCTTCGCGCGCGCGACAGCACCGACTCTGCCTACGCCAACGATATCGGCTCTGCCGTGGATGAGATACTGATCGCCCACATGGCGACCCTGACGGAAGAACAGATTTACAAGTCAAAGTCCATCATCGAGCCTACCGACGGCCGATACTGGATAGCGATAGGCGGAAAGCTTTTTGTCCTTTCATCCTTCTCTGGATCAGGGATCAACGCATGGTCTGAGTATACAACCGGATACCAGATAGACAATATGTGCGTTTTCAGCAATAACGTCTACATCCGGTCTGGAAACAGCATCTATAAATACGGTGGAGATACAGGAAACGAGTATGACGCCAGCAAGGTAGTGGTTGAAATGCCTTACCTTGACGCCAACAAGGCTGCCACCTTCAAGTATGTGAACGGCGTGGACCTTACCTGCGAGGGGCAGTGGAAGATCGAGCTCGGCTTCGACTACACCAACCCCGATGCGCGAGATGAAATAGCGACGGTAGACCAGCCCTCTTTTGCCCTTGGACGCATCACGGCGACAGGAATGGGTACGCATATCGGCCCAAGGCTAATAAGCTCCTACCTTGGCTACGCAAAGCTGGCCAATTTCATCCTGCACTACGACGATCAACACTCTAAACACGAGGCAGGCTGATGAAATTGGCTTACCTGAATGAGTCAGACCTGCTGTATGTCGCCGACAATATGCGCGAAATCGACAAAAAGGAGGTCTACGCTACCAGATGGGACGAAAATCCTGCAACTTTGGTCGATAGCATCCTGTCGAACGGCCGTTTTGGCTGGGTAGCCGGCGGAGAAGATGGCATCCCGATAGCTGCTTTCGGGGCAGTCCCGATGTGGCCAGGCGTGTGGCAGGTCTGGATGTTCGCAACCGACCGCTGGCCTGAGGTTTCAGTCGGCGTAACCAAGTTCATCAAGCGCATCATGATCCCTTCGGTCAAGTCGGCCGACTGGCATCGAGCTGAATGTCGATCCATAGAGGGCCACGACGTCGCTCACCGATGGCTTGAGATGCTCGGAGCCACCCGAGAAGGCGCACTGCCTTACTTCGGCAAAAATAAGGACACTTTCCACGTTTATAGCTGGACCTAACCGGCGATAAACACAAACTAACTACAACCAAATACGAACATGTGCGGCGGAGGAGGATCAGATGCTTATGCGGCCCAAGCTCGGGCTGATGAGGTGGCTCGACAAGAGCGCATCAAGTCAGGCATGTCGCAGATCGACCAGCGATTTGCCGGCTTCAATGATGACTTCTTCAAGAAGCGCAGCGACGAGTATATGGCGGTGATGAACCCGCAGCTGGTTAAGCAGTATCGTCAGGCAAATGAAGGCCTCGCGTACTCTCTCGCGCGAAGCGGCCTTACCGACTCCAGCGAACGAGCCAAGAGCGAGGGTATTCTCAAGGGCCAGCTCGATGCCGGCCGCACTGAGGTCGCAAATCAGGCCATTGATCGCACGAATGAACAGCGACAATCGGTAGAGCAGGGCAAGACGGCCCTAATCCAGCAGCTAAACGCCACAGGCGACGCAAATGCCGTCGCAAATCAGGCGCTAAATTCCGCCAATCGCCTTGCTGGCCAGCAATCCTATTCACTTCTTGGCAACATGTTTGCCGGCGGCATGGGGCTTGTCTCTGACGCCAGGGCTGCCAAGCAGTACGACCGAAATGCGGTCGGACTGGATGGATACAAGAACCTCTTTGGCTTTGGCACAGGCAAAGAAAAAGTAACTAAGACCGACTAACATGTGTAACCCTCTTGCTATTGGTATGTCGATGGTGGCCGCCGGCACTTACGCTCAAAGCGAAGGTGCCAAGAAGGCGCAGAAGGCCATAAACTCGGCACGCGAAGCCGAGCGCATCCGCCAAATGGGATTAAAGGGTGACTCTGACGTTCTTTTCAAGGAGTCCCTTGCGAAACAGGGCACTGAAGGAGACGAACCCAAGACCAGCAAGGCTATTGGCGACCGATTGGCTGCCATGGATCGAAATGTCACCTCAGCTCCGACTGTTGCTCCGATAAAATCACAGGGCGACACGCCCCAGATCGTCGCCGACGAGTCTGCGCAGCGAAAAGACGCTGCCGCAACCGGGGCTTCTATCGAAGGACGAAATAAAGCCATAGCTTCAGGATTTGGAGACACTCAGGTAGGCAACGCCTTGATGAACCTCGATTTCAGCCGACGCCAGAACATGATCGCCGACTTCTCGCGCGGATCTTCTGGCGTGCTTGGCAGTGAAGTTGAAGCCGCCTCACACAAGGGAGACTCCCTTAAGGGCTGGGGCCAGGCGCTATCAGCCGCAGGCTCAATGGTTGGAATGTATGGTGCGATGCAGCCAGCAACCGCTGCTGCCGCTGCTGCTCCTGCTGCCGCAGCCCCTGTTGCCACGGCCGCTGGCACTGCCGCTGCTGGAACTGCTGCCGCTGCGGCTCCCGCTGCTGCTTGGTATGCCAATCCTTATCTCTGGGGTGGCGCTGCTATTGGCGCCGGAGCCCTGGCATCACGACGCAAAGCATAAACACTTATGGCTGACCTCTCTTGGATAGATCCTCTCTTTAAACACGCGCGATCCGCGTTCGGACTCGACCCTAAGCAGGCCGCCGAAGGCCAGCTCATGCAGAAGCATGGCGACCTTTACACCGCCCAGACTGAAACCGAGAAGTATCGACTTGGCCAACTGCTGCCTGCTCAAAAGGGCGTCTTTGATGCCGATGCTGGGCACAAGAAAGCACTTGGAGTTAAGGTTGGCGAGGAGACTCGCGGCATAAAGCACACAAACGACTCGGCACAAAGGCTTTCAGAGCTTCTTTCTGATCCTACAAATTACATCACTACGCAAGATGGCCGACGAGTCCCTGACGTAAACAAGATACACGGAATAATCGCCGCAAGCGCTGGAGCTGGCGGTGCGGCTGGAGTTAAGAATGTTCCTGGCATCATCGGCGGATTTAATCTTCAGGCCAACCCTCTGAGCCCAGGCGCTAACCTTGCTGCCGGAGGCACCAACGCGACGGCGGGAGCAGGTATGCTGAAGCCGATCCAGCTTAATCCTGACCAAACCCTGATCCAAAAAGATCCGCTTACCGGCCAGCCTATCACTGGTGCCCCGATGGCTGCGCCCAAGGTGACGCTGCCGAACTTTGCTGGACCTATCACGGAGCCACTTGCTCCAAACGCTCAAGTTATCCCTCGCGGAAACATATCAAACGAAGATCTCGCGGCCATACTCGCTCCCGGCAACAAGGCAGGCATGGATAAGGTCGGTATTGAGATGCCTCAGAGGGTGAACTCTAACCTTCCTTACACTGCCCCAGCCAGCTCGACCAAGCTTCAGGTTGCCGACAAGAATAACGAAGCTGATCTCACTCAGGCCCTTTTGGATAACCAGACTAAGCTGGATATTGCCATGGGTCGAAATGCGACAGCCAAGGAGATCGCAGACATACGCAAGGAAGGTCAAGAGATCGTCGCCCGCATACGCGCAGGCAAAGGAAAGGGTGCGTCTTCGTCTGGCGAAGCCGGCGTTGGTCAAGACGGAGGCGTGGCCCCGATAGACCTAAACCGCCTTGCTGACCGAGAGAAGGCCGCAACCGAGTATCTGGTTAATTCCTTTGGCAAGTCTGGCCATAACATAGACCCCAACCACGCTGCACTTCTTGCGGCGGCCGCAACCCAGTCCTTCCCTAACGATCCGGCCGGTACGGCCATTCAGAAGTTCATGACGCAAAACGGCATAACCAGCGACACTGGTGGCTGGAGCCGTGTGGACTTCTCTCAGAATGGAAAGCCGATGGACTTTAACGCCCTGCGCACCAAGCTTTTTGGCGCCCAACCGGGTCCTGCTGCTACTGCCACAGGCGCCCCAGGCACTCCTCTGACCGCCGACGGCAAGCCGGCCGACGGAAGCGTTGCTGGCGTCGTTGCAGGAGGATCAACTCCTGCTGGTGCGCCTGCCCCGAAGGCTGACGGATCAATAGAAATAGAAGGCATACCGTTCACACCGGGCTCAAATCTTGCCACCGAGCGCAAGCATGGTGACGAGTATACCGGCATTAGTAAAACGACAGGAAAGATAGAAACCCGATACTGGGACGCCGAGGCCCTTGGGGGTAAGGGTGGCTGGTCTGATACGCCTATCGGCGGCCGTCAGGAGGACTTTGATAAGGTGGACCAACTTGGTAAGGATCTAAACAGAGAGGGCGGCATGTTCACGAGGCCTCCTACCGCGGAAGAAAGCAGGACTGCCGAGGATGATATCCTGAAGCTCGCCTTGGAAAAGGGGGCTATAAGCAAGGAGGAATATGATGCCGCAACCAAATTCGGAAAGGTAAGCGGATCAAAGAGATCTACCGCCGCTAAGGTGGTAGATAAGCTTAAGGCCATGGAGGGCGAGGAAGCAAAGCGCGACCCTCGTGTTAAGTCCTATGCAAAGGGTGATTTTCTTGATGATAAAGGCCTTCCTGATGATGCCATGGAGCTTGCAGAGCGACTCGGAATAGACCGTGAAGCCTACGGAATACCCAGTTATAAGGGCAAAATGACCACCGACTCAAGGGGCAGAAGGTACAGGGAAAGCACTCTTGGCGATCTCGGTGAGGCGTTTATTCAGAATGTCCCAGGTTCTTTATTCCTTCCGGGTTACAAGGATACCCAAGACAGGATGCACTCTGGACTAAAAGCCTTCTTTGCCGACGTATTGGCTGGAAAGGTTAAGACCTCTCCGCAGCCAAGGAACGATGTGCCTCCGGTAGCCGGCCCTGCCGGGTCAAAGACGGAAAAGGCCCCTGAGCTCCCTGCCGAAACAAAGATAGAGCCCCCCTCTATTCCTAAGGGAGTTCCGACGCAGACAAAGCAAGAGTCTGTTCCTGTCGAAAAGGCAAAACCTGACACTAAGCCTGCCCCAAAGACCGTAGCCGAGATCGTGGCCCCGAAGAAAGAGCTGACCGACGAGGAGAAACGGATCCTGGCCGGCAAGGGATTTGGGAAGATCCAAAAGGACGAGGTAGCAGCCAAGCAGAAGAAGTAATTTTGTTGCCTCTGGCCGGGTTTTTGGGAAAGTCTCGTCATGGGTATTATTCCTGACGACGAATTTCTCGTGCAGCCAAATAAGGCGCAAGAAGCCCCGCAAGCCCCTCAATCTGTCGGCCCGATCAAGAAGAACACGATCGCGGACGACGACTTCCTTGCTGTACCTAAAGACGCTATGCCTGGCATGGGCACTGCTGCCCTTTACGGCGCAGGAAGAAACATAATTCCTTCTCTTGGAGGCCTTCTTGCTGGCACTGTTGGCGGCGTTGGAGGCGGGCTTGTTGGTGGTCCTGCCGCCGCATACACGGCGCCTGCTGCTGCTTTTGCTGCTTCCACCGGAACCGCATACCTATTGGCAGAAGGGCAAAACGCTGTGTGGAAGCCGGGCTTGCGTGAACAACTCGCCGCCAGCAAAAACCCTAACACATATACTTGGATGGGCCTTGCTCCTGGCTTTGTCACTGGCAAGTTTATCGACCCTAAGGCACTTGCCACTGGCGGCTTGAAGGCTGGCGCAAATGCGGCTGAGATCGCTGCTGCTAATGCTGTAAAGAGGGCTGCTCGTATTGAGCTCGCAACTGAGGTTGGCGGCGAACTTGGCGGCGATGTTGTTATCAACGCGCTTACCGGCCAAGAGCAAAACCTCGGTCAAAGTCTTGGAATGGCCCTTACCGAAGGTCTACTCCAAGGCCAACAGACTCGAGTTGGCAGGGCCATCTCTCAGTCTCCAATCAACCTTGCGCAGTATCTTACTACTCCGTCCGCACCGAAGCCCGCTACGCCGGTCACTCCAGGCATCCAAAGCGACATTCTCGCCGAAGCTCGCGGCGCAGTCGATATTCCTGCTGTCAATCCGAACGCCCCGATACCGCTTGGTCCGGATGGGCTTCCTGTTGCCACCCAAGGCCAGATCGCAGGTCAAAACGTACCTGCCGTAACGACCTCTACTCCGGCCGTCGCCACGCCTGCCGTGGCAACGCCTGCTGTCGCCACGCCTGCTGTCGCCACGCCGGCCACGGCTACACCTGCTGCCGCAGCAGCGGCTGCTCCGGCGGCGCCTGTCGCACGCCCGAGCGTCGAGCCCGGAACCGCCCCCGCCGTCGCAGTTGGCGCAGATGGTCGCGGCCAGGTTAGCTTTGTTCCGAACCACATACCTGCGCACGAAAACCTTGCCCCCGAGCAGCTGCGTGCAGCGCATGCGGCCATGGAGCCTGCCCAGGCTGCCAACAGCATTATCGCATTGAACGCGGAAGCCCATCGCCGCAACGGAAACATCAAGCCAAGCGATCCTGCCTTCACCGAACGGATCCTTACACACACTGGCGTTGCTTTGCGCGATTTGGCTGCGAAGGACCAAGGACTTGCTATATCCACAGGCGAAGGCCTGTCTCGGCTCATTGAAAGCCAGATCACGAAGGCAAAGAACAACCCTGAACAGAGTCCATATACGCCCGAACAGGTGTTTGAGATGGAATATCGAAAGGGTCGAGTAGATGCAATCGTTGAACATCTCCGAAAGGGCGGAACAGAGCCCCTTCCGTACTCCGTTGCAGGCGTAACCGAATACGTCAAGAACATGAAGTATTACGCCGGCAAGGATGCCGAGGTCGAAGCTGCAAGAAACACTCCTCCTTCCCCTGAGCAGGCTGCCGCTGAAGCCGGAGTGGATATCGGCGAGGTTGCTGTTAATTACGACACTAAGCGCTGGCAGGCTGACCCTAAGATGCCGAACGGAGGATCTGTCGTTCAAGACAAGGGCCAGGCTCCGATCGTTGAATACAATGGCCGTCTCATGGTCCTGCGAAATGTGAACGGAGTCCAGGTACCTTTCTACCTAAGCACCGGAGACGGCGGTAAGAAGGATGTTCCTTCCGGCAAGTGGTACCCATTCTTTGGTGTTGCGGACGGTTGGCTGAACAAGACAGGCGGCAAGGAGATGGCCAGCTATTACGGCCGAGCTGATCTGGCTGCCGTCGCAAGACAGCTCGATCGAACGATCGGAGATATCAGGCATCAGGCTGGCCGGGACAGGTTCCCGAAGGTCGGCAACAAGGATAGCTTTGCCCATATCAATCAAGGCCTCACTCCTACTGGAAACGGAACGCCCGAAACTCGCCCTAAGCTTGAGGCGAACATGAAGAACCTCTTTGATCGCCTCGATGCCGCTGCCGCGCAGCGCAAGCCGAAGCCGGTCGCAGCTCAGCCTGACAATCCTGAAACCGGTCGTCCTCAGAACCCTGGAGATCACGAAAAGAAACTCAAGGACGCAGGATACACTAAGTTTGAAGATGGATACATGAACCCTGAGGGTGACTACAAGATAGTCATAAAGGGAGACAAAGCCACGGCCGTATCTCTTGACGACACCTACGACATGCAGGGTAAGCCTATGCACAAGGCAGGAGAAACCATAAGCTATGTAGGAGGAGCCCACAGTCTTGCTGAAATAGACTCGCTGATCAGTGCTCTTTCAGGGAAAAAGAGAGACGCAACCTGGGTGTCTAAGAACGACGGAAGATCCCATCAGACAACGGACAAACACGGCCTCATAATAGCGCAAGGAGACAATTTCATGATCCAGCGCGCTGCTGCTATCAAGAAGGATGGATCTATTCAGTCGTATGAGACTCTTGGATTTACCAAGACCCTTGAAGAAGCCAAGCAGCTGTTTAACGACAAGCAGAGGGCCAAGAGCAAAGAAAAGGCATTGGAGCGCAGGCAGCAAGAAGCGGCCCGCCAAAGAAAACAGCAGGAAGCAAAGCCTGCCCCTAAGCCTGCCACGCCCGCCTCCGCCGAGCTCACGCCCGAAGCGGCCAAGCCTGCGCCTAAGCCGGCCGAGCCTAAGCCCTCAAAGCCCGCCAAGCCCCTAACCAAGAAGGAGCAGCGTGCTGCTGAGAAGAAGTCGAAGGAGGAAAAGGAAATCACAGCGTCTACCGAAAGACACATGAAGTGGTGGCAGGGAGAAAACCCTAACGCCGGAAAGGATGTAGTAGACGCATACAGGATGATAATGGAGAGGGAACACGGAGAGCCTGCCTCGGATGAACTTAAGGCTGCCTATAAAAAGGTAGATGATTACGAGATACTAAATAACGAAAATGCAAAAAAGGTAGTCTCTCACCCAGGCGTAGAAAGATACGAAAGGACTACTTTTGATGAAGATGGCGTAGTCGAAAGTGGCAGCGTCATTCACTTGAAAGAAGGCTACACCTTGGACGTTGGGCCTGATAGTGGATATCAATACCAGTCATTCAACAGGGATGATGATGGCAACTTTGAAGGTAACTCTTTTCATGTAAATAACGATGCTGATGCCGCATGGCATCTTGATACGATTGTTAAAAAGTCCGATCTTCCAGAGATAACGGCAAGGCGCAAGGTGGAGCGCGCAGAAGAAGAGCTTAATTCTTGGAAAAATGCGATGGCTTCTGTTCGGGCTAAGGTTGAAAAGCTACGATCCAGCAAGAAAAAGGAAGACATTGACTTTGTTACCAGGGCTGAAGCAGGACGTTCCAATGCTGAAGCGGAGCTTAAGGACCGCGAGCAAGAGGCCTTAGATGCTAAGTCTGATTACGAGTCTAAGTTCGGAAAGTACGAGAAGAAGGTTCAAGAGCCTGAACCGGAAGGCCGTGACCCGGCAGAAGAAGAACCAGATCCTGATGAAGATCCGGAGGATGTAGCCGAGCGCGAAGCTGCTTTTGCGGAAAGCGACGCAGAGAATGACAAGGCGCAATACCAGCGAAACCTCGCCAAGAGCGACCAGGAGATCTACCAAGAAAAGCTGGCAGAGGCTAAAGCTGGATGGAAGCGTGGATCTGAAAAGACCATATCTCAGCTCGAAAAGAAGATAAAGTCGGCAGAGGAGCAGATAGTTAAGATCGAAAATGGCGATGGAGCGAAAAAGAAGTCAGTTCAGAAGCAGCTCGAAAAGCTCAAAAAGTCACTAAAGCGAGACAAGCGGGATCTCGAATACAGCACAAACCCTGACTACAAGAGCGACGCTGACCTCCAGTTTGAAGCCTTTACCGCGAAAGGATACACGCCTGTAAGAGCTCCTGCTGGAAGCAGTAATGCCGGTAGCTTTGACGTGATAAGCCAGATGACTTTCCTGAGTCCTGATAAGAAGCACTCAATAGGTTATTCGGCAGGGCCTGATGATGGATTTTACTATGTCCATCGCGTTAAATCCATAGACGAGAATGGCCACATTAAGAGTAAGCGCGCTTCTGAGGATCAATACTTCAAGACAATGGAGGAAGCCATGGATTTTGTGGCCAGCGACTCAAAAGGTCCGGCTCAGTCAAAGAATAAGCCAGCCCTCGTGAAAAAGATGAAGGATGCGATAGCAGAAAGAATGAAGGAGCCTGGTAAGAGCATCGAGCGTGCCGCGCATGAAACAGCCTATGACTCTCGGTATGTTCCGTTTGATTTTGACGACCCTAAGGGTCATAGCGCAGCACTATATGCCATAAAGGAGGCCGCAGGTCTTCCTGAGGATCACCTTTTCCCTCTTTATGGAAGGTGGGAAACGATGGATGAGTTTAACAATGAAGTGGACACTCGCCACTGGAAGCCGAGCGAACCTATTGAGGACGAAACGCCTTCAACGGAATTAAGCGACGAGGAGCTTGCTCGTGAATATAGAGAGTCTGCACACGGCGGAGCTGAAACGATACCGGTAGACAGAAAGCTTCCTAAGTCCATGGACCTCGACTTCGGACTTGGAAATGGAGATTACCCGAATGATGCTTACTATTACAGGGAGCTTCTTAATCGAAACCTTGGGCTTAACTACTCGGCAGATAAGAAGAAAAAGATACAGGAAGAATACGATCGTGTAGATGCCATCATCAAGGCGAAGGAGGCCGAGAAGCCCTCCAAGCCCCAGCAGCTCGGAGGCGGCGTCCAGAAGGGCGAACTTTTCGACTCCTCTGAAGACTTCAGCCTCGCCGGCGAGACTGCGGCCCCGCCGCCTGTTGAGCGCACCGAGGACACGACCGGAGATTTCTCTACCGGAGCTGAGCCTGCCCATATCGTAGCCGCCAGAGATCAGCTTTCTAAGCTGGAAAAGGCCGGACGTAACCCCGATCAGCAGGAAGCCCTGCGCAAGACGATCGCCGAGTATAACGAGAGCGTTAAGCCTAAGGAGGGTGATGCTGAGCCTGCAAGGTTGAGAAACTTCCCAAATGAGGACGCCATTGTTCATGAGGAGTTCCGAGACTACGATGTTGTTGGCATTTCAACCCCCGCTGATGGTTCTGAGGAAATCTTCAAGCTTAAGAAAATTGGTGTCAAAGGAGCCAGGTATGCGTCTCCAAGTCGGATATTCGTAGATCCTGTAAAGGCTGGATTTGGTAAAGAAAAAGGCGTTAAGAAGAAATCAGAGCCACAGCCAAGCTTTGACCCTGCTTCATTCCGCGAGCGCGTCGAAAACGATGAGGTTGCCAAGGGCATCCTTGACCACGACAGCGTTCTGAAGGGAAGGGGAAAGACCAATATGCTAAGGCCCACTGCCGAGATAGCAGAGGAGATGAATGTCGGCATAAAGAACGTCTCTCGCCTCATGCAACAGCTCGTCAGAGAGAAGCTTGTTGAAGCCTTCAAGGGCAGCAAGGTGAACACGGCCAATGGCAGCTATACCACGACCTATAAGCTCGCAGACGGAGTGGACTACAAGACGCTCAAGGCCCGCCTCATGGAGATCGCCGGCGGTGAAGCTTCCGCTGAAGCTCCGCGCACTGATCTGAAGGGCGTCAAGGGCTTCCAGCGCGGCATACAGGACATGCGCGACCTTCTGGCTGACTCGCAGAACGATAAGGTCCGTGAGCTGCGCCAGGCTAACGTCGATAAGATGGAAGCACTGCTTGCTGCCACCAAGGACAAGCCGACCGACAACGGCCGTCTCGAAACCCAGCGCCGCAAGCTCAGGGAACTGCTTAACGGAAACACCTTCCGTCCGGGTCGCTCCAGCGGCCTCGATTTCGCCGAGATGCCAAGGGTCAGGGATATCATGGATCGCATCGCAAGCTACGAGAAGCTCGGAAAGACCTCCGCTGCTACCGCGGAAAGCGTGCTGACCCCTGTTTCTGACAATGAGCCGGCCTCCATAACCGAGGCCCGCCAGCAGCTCTCCAGCATCATCAAGAACATGAGCCGCGGCGAAGGATGGGATGCCAAGCGCCGTGATGCCGAGGCTAAGATCGAGCAGTTCGAGGTCGAGAACAAGCTGCTTTCTGGCAAGTACGAGCCCACCGCGGAGGATATGGAGATCATATCCAACGCTGCCCTTGAGGAGTTCGTTGCCAAGTTCGGATCGGAAGATGTGGATCCGGCCATAACCGCTGCCGTTGAAGCCGAGCTCGCCGCAAGGTTTGAAACTCAGGAAAAGTCTGGAATTGAGGACACCGATGCCGGCGATACCCCTTCTCAGAAGGGCGACCTTCTTGCCGATATAAGGAACCTCATCGCAGAGCATGGAAACAAGTACGGCATCCCGACTCTACCTGCTGAGTTCGGAGCAGATAGCCTAAATACGCTGCGGGAGCAACTCTCGGAGGGCCAGGTCATAGCCCTCATGAGAAACCCTGTCGGAATGGGCAAGGTTGATGCAAATCGAGCAAAGACTGACGCGACATACCGAAAGGACATGAAGGACAGGGCAGAGGGCCAGCTTTCTGATCTTGCCACTGCGCTTAGCGAGCTTGGCTGGACCCAGTTTGATCCTGCCAACTTCAACACCGACGATCTCGTTCAGGCCATTGTTGCTGCCGGCAGAGGCGAAATGCTCACTCCTAAGGGCGGGGTTCTTGGTGCGGCAGCGCCTGTCGATATGAAGGCCTCCGGTATCATCGAGAGACTCTACGAGGCCGATCAGGCTAATCCTGACGACCCATTCTCTCGCCGTGACGATGCCAGAGACAATGCGCCAAAGAAGCTATTTTCCTACCCTAATACGAAGAAGTTTAACGAATGGACCAAGGGGAACCAGTATGGTTTCAAGCCCAGATCGACCATGCTTAAGCTCGTCAGGGGCGTTGAAAAGCTAAGAGACTTTAATGGTCTTGTTGATGGCTTCGTGACCACGGTATTCCATGGCACCAAGAGCGAGGGTCGTGAGTTTGATCAGTTCAAGCCAGGCTCTCTTACATACTTTGTCGCCGATAGGGACGCGGCTGGCATGTATGCCAAGGATGCGCCTGACATGTATTATGTTAGGAGCAGTTTGCCGGCCGTACTTACGAGCCCTAACGCAGCAATACAGGCATTTGAGTCCTCTGGAACAAGCACAAAGCAGGGCCGTATAGGCAAGGATCTGATTGATTTTTACAACGATGTGGCGAGCGAGTCATTCGACAGTCTTGATAGCTTTGTTTCAGCACTCGAAGATGGTCGCCTGTTTGACATAGATGGAAGGTCGCAGGCTGGCATCCAGCATCAAATGTCCAGGTGGTTCCTTGAAAGCGCCTCCGTAAAGTATAACTCCGTTGTTTTCAACGACTCCACCGTTAGCACTGAAAGCCCTACGATTGTTGTCTCAAACGACGGACACCCGAAGCTTGGAGGAGATAAGCCGAACACGAGCGTAAAGGCTGCCTCTAACTTTGGAGGCTTCTCGTCAGAGGATCCGAGGTTTAACTTCTCCCGCCGCGACCTTTCCCCTGATGCCGCCAAGCGCGAGCTTGAACGACGCCAGGCGCAGAACGCCAAAAACCGAGCAGGCGACCCTGAGTCCCGCAAGGGCTACTCTGGCATCGTGTCTCGCGTTACCGACGAGATGCGCCTGCGTGGCGACCTGACTCCTAAGGAGATCGAAGGCGTCACCCGCATCATGAACAAGATCGGCGCTCAGTTCTTTGAGGGCGTCAAGATGAAGGTCGGTGCTGGCTCTCGCCCCGGCGAGTATGGTCAATACCAGACCGTTGAACGCATCATTACGATCTTCAAGGACGCCATCAGAAACGGCAAGTTCGAGGAGACTGCCGCCCACGAAATCGCCCACCACATCGCTCGCTTCCTTCCGGAAGCCGACCGACAGGCGGTCATAGCCGAGCTACACTCCAAGCGAGCTGAGTTCCTTAAGCGAAATAAGGGCCTTGAAAACCTGTTCAGCGCAACCGACCGCAAGGATTGGGCCAAGAAGCGCTTTACCGCACAGCAGATAGCCAACGCAAACCTCCAAGATCCGACCTCGCAGATCGTCAAGCTCGACGCCGATGAGCTCAAGAAGGAGGGCTATAAGCCGAATGAGTCTATCTATCGACTTAAGCTTACTGACGAAACCTACCGCCTGACCAATCCGAACGAATACTTCGCCGAGGAGTTCAAGGATAACGTCATGCGCGAGCTCAACTCAGACCCTGTTTACCTTGGTCGATCCCGCAACTGGAAGGAGAAGCTCGCCGGTCTTTGGCAGGACATTAAGCTGAACTTCCGCAAGATGTTCGGCAAGGAGATCGCCAACAAGATCCTGTCTAACTTTGCCAAGGGGCGCTACAACCCGGATGAAGAAGGAAGCGCTGACATTACCGGCATAGGTTCGGACCGCCAGTGGGGTGGTGGCACTACTTTCAACAGAAAGGACCGTGAGCTTAAGGCCAAGCGCATAGTTAAGGGGCCGGACAATGACGCCAACTCGCTGTATCCAATCGGCGAACAGTTTGTCCGTCCGGAAGAAGACGGCACGACCGTTGCGAACATTCTTGGCCGCAACAAGATGACCAAAGAGCGTGCCAGACAGATCGAGGAGTTCGTCAAGGACTCCATTGTTAAGCATGCCCTGTACCGTGGTCAGAACAACGCCTATGAGACGCTGGACGCAAACTCGTCCACGGATGGCCTTTTCCATATTGCGGCCGACCCTGATTACGCGGTCCAATACGCTCAGGACTTTAACAAGAAGCTGCCTAAGGTCGGCACTTCTGGGGCTGTTGCCCAGGTATACATCAATGTTAAGAACGTCGTTGATATATCGGATATCGGACACTCCATAGACTCCAGGGCTAAGATACAGGAGATGCGCAAGCTGGATAACGACGGACTTTCCGCCAACGAGCATATCGCTGCCCGAGAAGACGAGTTCATCAATAAAATCATCAGTGAAGTTCAGCGCATAAATGAAGGAAAAGACATCGACTTGACCGAGCTAAGAGAAGGCCTGATCGAAGCCTTTGACGAAGCCAGAGATGATCACCTTAATAAGTTCCAGACGAGCATATGGCAGGTGTTTAGCCACCAGTCCATCCACTCTCTTTTCAACAAGTACGGCGTTGATGCCATCAAGTATAGCGACTCTGACCTGCGTACCGCGCAGGGAGGAAAGAAAGGCGGCCAGGAGTCCTACGTTCTCGCAGACCCACGCAGGATCAAAGCGGCCTTTGGAGGAAACGACGTCAATACTTCTTCCAGCAACATATTCCAGTCGAAGGGTGAGCCCAAGCAGAGCGAGCTTGATATGCGCGTATCCGGCGAGGTTCGCCTTCAAGACGCCATGGGCGTAGCCAACAAGAACAAGCTCACCGAAGCCGAGTTTGAACGACTCGCCTCTCAGGACCCGAGCTTTAACCAGCGTGAATGGCAGTCGGTCATGGAAGAAGGCCACTTTACGAACAAGGGCCCTGACGCACGCCTTAAGGGTGCTCGAGTCTACAAGCGCATAGCCCTTCCGGGCATGGCCGACCCTTCGGCCGAAGTGACCGCCCAGAACTCTCTGCCAAAGGGGGATGTTTCTAACTCCGGAAACGGTCAGGTGTTCAAGTCCGTCAGGGACGCATCCACTGATCAGTCCGAAGACCCTGAGGTGTTCAAGAACCCTCGCTCCGGCGAGTCCGTCACCCGGTCCGCTTGGGATATCGTAAGCGGCCGCTTCTTCTCTGGCATGTCGGGCAAGGCTCACCAGAACGCCAAGCGCCACCCTTACAGTGATGCCGTCAAGGCCATCGCTAACATGATCCATAGCCGGCCGGGAACTAAGTCGAACGCATACGAGCGTGACCTTCCGACGGCCATAAGCACCGCAAGGTCTAAGTACCACACACGCCTGAACAAGATAATGGAGCCCCTCCGAGGTATGCTCGGCGGCTTTAAGGACACCGACCAGGGCACTGCCAAACAGCAGCGCGAAGAAGTGTATCAGGCCCTCAATGACATGATCACTGGCCGAAAGAACATCACCAGTGGTGCTATCGGTGAGTCCGCAGCTGGCCTCAAGGCGCTGCTCGCTGAGATCCACGACTACCGCACCGCCGCAGGCGAGTCTATCGGCACTGTCGCCGACTACTACCCGGCCGTCTACGACTCCCCTCGCATTGGCGACAATCGCAAGGACTTCATCAAGGACGCCAAGAAGGCATACGAAATCCAGCTCGGCGAAATGGACCCTGACACCCTTCGCCGTGAGCTTGGTCTTACGAAGAAGGAATATGAGGAGATGGCCGACAACGACCCGGATAAGCTCGAAGAAATCATGGACGAGCTCACCGAGCAGAAGGCCCTCGGCCTCTACAACTCGCATGTTCGAGGCGCTGGGGCCGAGGAGTTTGACTCCATATTCGGCATGGCCAACAAGAGTGGGGCCGAGAACCCCTCGATGAAACGTAAGTTCAGCCGCGCGTCTCAGGATATCATGCGTAAGTGGCAGGTAAACGACCCATTCCGTGTCGTCGGCCGATACATCACCAGCGGCGTCAAGCGTGCTGAGATCGTCCGGCGCTTCGGTAACGAAGGCGAAAAGTGGAAAAAGCTGTCTACCCAGATGGAGAAGGATGGCGTGCCCTACGAGGTGATCAGCGAAATGCGTGAGCTTACCCGCGGTGCTGCCGGTATCGGCATCCCGCCCCGCGGCAAGGCCGGCCAGACGTTCGTTGATACGGTTACGCTTGCGACCGCCGCTTCGGCGATGGGTCGTGGCTTCCTGAACAACCTCGTCGAGCCTGTCACGATCGGTATGCGCACTGGCAATCCGATTGATATTCTCAGGGCCTACGCCGAAACCTGGACCCGCTTCCTGCGTGAGCTTCCGGGCCTCAGCCCGACCCTCAGAGCCAAGATGGGAGAGACGTTCTGGAGTCAGTATGGCCATGAAATTGGAACTATCCACAACTCCATCGAGGACGCATGGATGACCACTCACTCCATGGAACTCGACGCCGAGTACGCCGACCCTCGCTTCCGCTGGCTGACCAATCGCGTCTATAAGGCCAACCTTATGGATGCCACGGAAACCGCCAAGCAGCAGGCCTCGCACGCCATCGGCTTCAGCTACATTAACCGGCTTGCTGCCATGGCTCGCGGCGACCACTGGACGGCTAAACTCGGCATGAACGCCAAGCAGTCCGTTGCGGATCAGCTCTCTGAGCTCGGTATCGCCCCGGAAAAGCAGGCAGAGTTCGCCGACTGGTCTAAGAAGCTCCAAGATGCCAAGGACTCCGAAGCCATGGCGCTTATGCTCGGCCAGGACGAGATGGCCAGGCTGCACCAGGAGGCGATGGTTCGCTTCTCGATGCAGTCCAGCGTCAGATCCAACCGAGCCCACAAGCCCGAGTTCCAAGACAATCCTCTCGGTAAGGCCTTCCTTCAGCTCATGAATTTCAGCTACTCCTACGCAGCCGAAGTGAACAGCCGAATGTACGACATGGCCAAGCAGTCCCTTGCCTTCAGCCCTGAAGGCAAGAACTACACCGCCTATGACCGTATCCGCATGATGGGCCCTGTGGCCGGCGGCCTCCTCTCGATCCTCGCCTACCGCGGCCTCCTTGAGCTCAAGGACCTGCTCTACCCGAGCGAGTCTTCCAAGCAGCGCGCCAAGGACCCTGAGGTTGTTAAGTGGGTCAATGCCACCTCCTACGCAGGCCTCCTCGGCCCCAAGTTCGAGCAGATGGTTAAGTCCATTAAGCGAGATCAGGCTGTCGGTGGTCCTGTCGGCCAGATGGCCGTCAATGTCGGCCGAGCCGGCAAGTCGGTCCTTGAGTCCGCTGCCGAAGGCAAGGATATGTCGGCTGCCAAAAAGAGCATAGCCAAGGCCTCCGTACCGCTGCTTAAGGGCGGCATAGTGGCCGGCGCTTCCGCCATAAATCCGGCCCTCGGAACGGTAGCAACGCAGGCCACTAACGCCCCTGCTTTCACTAACGCAATCGTGCCTCAGGACGGCAAAAAATCAGGAGGATTGACGCCTGATGTATTCAGACTTAAATAACACCCATGACCACCCTCGTATTCCTCGTCCTTTCCTTCCTCTCCGGCGTCGCCGTCGGCGCCCTGGCCTATCGCAATAACGCGAAGAAGCTTCAGGAAGCCGAAGCTAAGGTCCGCGACGCGGCCAAGATCATAAAATGAGACTATGCCTGGTGCTGGTCTTGGCCCTGCTCGCTGGATGCAAGTCCAGCAGCCCTGAGCCTGTCGCCGCCGTCCCATCGGTTGAGCCGTTCAAGGCGATCGAGAAGGAGCAGGAGAAGGCGGATGGCCGAGTAGCAGGCGCTCTCGTTGCGATAGAAAAGAACGCAGACAAGGAGCCGGTAGTCAGGGCTGAAGCTAAGCTCGCCCTCGAATACCTCCCCAAGCCGAGCCCGGAAGACGTTAAGTTCGCATTGGAGCGTGCGGAGCGTGCGGACGCAAAAGCGTACGCTGATCAGTCTGCCTTTGCGAAGAAGTTTCTCGCCAAGTTCGAGGCAGATTGGAAAGTCGCCAGCGATCAGTCGAAGGCCAACGCCGAGCTGCTGAAGAAGGCCAACTCTCGCATCACGTTCCTCGAAGGCGAAGTGAAGCGCGTCGAAGAAGAAGGCACTCGCAACATCTACAAGCTGATCATCGGCGGCTGCGCTGGCATCTGTTTGCTCGCCGCCCTTGGCATGGGACTCGCCGGCCAATACGTCAGAGCTGGCGTAGCGCTTGCGATCGGTGCGGGCATCGGTGCGCTGCCGATGCTTTACGAGAACGTCTATTTCATGCCCATTCTAATTGGGTTTATTTCGATACTGCTGGGACTAATACTGTGGTTCGCTTGGGATAAAATAAGAGACAAAATCAATGAGCCCTCCTCCCCCAAGTGACCCAGAACAGGTAAACCAGCTCGTCAAGGACGGCGCTACTGCGGCCGCCCTCGGAGCCGGGGCCATGACTGCCAGACTCCTTGCGGATCAAGATAAGAAGTCGTTTGGGTATGTGGCGCGTCGCATTGGCATAGCCTGTATCGTCGGCTTCTTCTCGTCGATGGTAGTTAGAGAATACATACAATCAACCGGACTACAATTCGCAGCCGTCGGTGCGCTCTCTTACGCAGGGCCCGAAGTTTGTGATTTCGTACTCCAATACGTTCGTGCGAAAGGCGAAGCCCAAGTCAAAGCGGCCAAAGGAAAGCGACGTTGAGCTAAACCTGATCATGGCGATCGGCGTCACCGCTGTTATCTCCATCCTCTGTTCCATAGCTACGGCGTTCCTCGTGCAGCGCACGCTCGATGCCTTTCAGGATAGTCACGCCATGGTCGGTCTGATCACTGACCAGGGCTTGAAGTTTGATGACAAAAACACCGAAAACCAGCTGAGTTCCGCAACTTTGGCCCTTATGGCCACTCGCGATATAGCCCTGGCGGTGGGGGTTGGGTCACTTATGGTGATAGGTGGACTGGTCTGGCGTGCTGCAAAATCACGTTGAGCACCAGTGGGTTGCATGCACACACAAAAAAAGATGCAAGTAGCTCTTGACCCACATTCAGGGTAAGGCATCGTGCTTGGACCGACATGAGCAACCTACCCATCACGTTCAGCAACAAGCCCCTCCACGAGCTCAAGGATATGGCCGTGGATATTGGCCAAACCATCGCTTACCAGAAGGACATTCTGGATGCGATCAACGCCGAGATCCTCAATCGCTACCACGACCGCTTCATCCGCGAGCTCGAAGCCGCCGGCAAGACCGACGGCGAGATGACCCGCGAGTTCGACGGCGTTCGCATGACCTTCGCCATGAAGCCCAAGGTCAAGTGGGACTCCAAGAAGCTTCAGGCCGTGGCAGCCACGATGCCGTGGGAGAAGATCGAGAAGGTCTTTAAGATCGAGTTCTCCGTCCCTGAGCGCACCTTCAAGGCTATCACCGAGGACAAGCTGATGGAGCTGCTCAAGCCGGCCCGCACTGTTGAGTTCTCCGCCCCCAAGATCGTCTTCACCGCCGAGTAATCCTTTGAGGGGCCACTTCGGGCGTAATCGCTAAACCATCCCTTGATCGGGATATTCATCAGCGACGACGTGTGAGGGCTTGTTGTCCTCCCCCCTCTCCACTTTCCACCCAAAACCGATATGTTCAAAATCATCACTGCAAATGACCGCCTGAAAGCGGTCCCTAAGATCAACATCGCCCTGTTCGGCCCTTCCGGGGTCGGCAAGACGACGCTCGCCCGCACGCTGGACCCCCAGCGCACCCTGTTCGTGGACCTCGAAGCCGGCACGCTGGCTATTCAGGACTGGGCTGGCGACGTTCTCGACATGCGCAAGGCCGCCACCGCCTTGGGCTGCCATCCGTGGGAGTTGTCCAGGGCTCTCGCTCTGTTCGTTGGCGGGGCTGATCCGTCTGACGCCACCGGCCCCTATTCGGCTGCCGTCTATCGTCAGGTCGTTGAGCTCTTTACCGGCGTCGGCATCGACCTCGACAAGTACGACACGATCTTCGTGGACTCCATCACTGTCGCCTCTCGTGAGTGCTTCAAGTGGGCCCAGATCCAGCCCGAGGCCCTGTCTGAGAAGACCGGCAAGCCTGACACCCGCGGGGCCTATGGCCTTCTCGGCCGTGAAATGATGCGCTGGCTGACCCACCTCCAGCACAGCAACAAGTCCATCATCGTCGTCGGCATCCTCGACAAGCATGAGGACGATCTCCGCCGTGTCACTTGGGAGCCGCAGATTGAAGGCTCCAAGACCGGCCGTGAGCTGCCGGGCGTGTTCGACCAGGTTATCACTCTCCAGAACATGACCGCCGACGACGGCAAGACCCAGTATCGTGCCCTCGTCTGTCACCAGCAGAACCCTTGGAACTACCCTGCCAAGGACCGTTCTGGTCGCCTCGATATGATCGAGCCGCCGCACCTCGGCCAGCTCATTAAGAAGATCCGTGAAGGCAAGCGCCTCGACGCGGATATCATCACCACTCTGCCCGAAAAGCAGTCCTAAACCCAACCCAAAAAAACACATCATGCACAACATGTTCAACAGCAAGTCTGGTATCGGCGAAAGCTCGTTCCAGCTCATCCCCAACGGTACGCTCGCCTCCGCGGTCGTCACGGTCAAGGGCCTCAAGCGCTCCCAGCGCACCAACGGCGAGTACGGCAGCGTCGAGCTGACGATCAACGCCGGCGAGTTCTCGGGCCGCAAGGTCTGGACCGTCATCATGAACCCGGCCGACGAGAACAACTCCGAGGGCGGCAAGAAGATGGGCATCACGTCCCTGACCCGACTGTTCGAGGCCTCCGGCCTGTTCACCATCGGCGATGAGGCGTCCTACGCCAAATACAACGGAGCAAGCTTCGGCGAGATGCTCGCGCTGCTCGACGGCAAGACCGTGGCTATCAAGATCAAGATCGCCAAGGGCAAGGATGGCTACGAGGACAAGAACGAGGTTCAGGACTTCCTGACCCCGAACCCTGAGTCTAATGGCTACCCCGGCTGGCAGAAGCTCCACGGTGGCGCTCCCGCCCAGCAGGCCCCCGCCCAGGTGTTCGCTCAGCCCAAGATCATGAACCCGCAGGGCCCTTCCAAGCCCGCGTCCAGCAGCCCTGCTTGGCTCCAGAAGCCCGGCCAGACTAACAATCCGTTCTAATCCGAGCTCCTACCGATGGCATTTGACAATACATACATGGCGTCCATTGTCGTCGGTAGGATCTTTAACAGTGGAAGGGCGAGAGGATCGGAACGTATTGGCGTCGGTTCCAATCCGAAGTTGGTCCTCGTATCCGCATGCTTGCTCATGGCCTCTGCGGACGCCCCCCATTTCCTATGCAACTAAGACCTCGGCAGGTTGAGTTCGTCGATAGCTGTATCGAACGACTTAAGGAATATGGCAACACGCTTGGCATCGCGCCTACCGGTGCAGGCAAAACCGTCATGCTGTCAGCTGTGGCTAAAGCCATGGGCGGGCGCACCCTCATCATCCAGCACCGCGACGAGCTGGTGGCCCAGAATAGGGCCACCTTCCAGCGGGTTGCGCCGGAGGTCCAGACGGACCTATACACGGCAGCGCGTAAGCGGTGGTCTGAGGGTGTCACTTTTTCGATGGTTCAGACCCTTTGCAGGCCTGACAACCTCGACTCTATGCCGGCCATGGATCTCGTCATCATCGACGAGGCTCACCATGTGGCCGCAAACTCATACGCCACGGTCATCAATCGGGCCAAGGCGCTCAATCCTAACGTCAAGATCTTCGGCGTGACCGCCACCCCGCACCGTGGGGATAAGAAGGTCATCGTAAAGACGTTCAATAACGTCGCCGACATGATCGAGCTCGGGGAGCTCATCAACTCGGGCTTCCTCGTAAAACCCCGCTTCTTCGTCATCGACTGCGACCTTGAGGAAGCTCTCAACAAGACCAAGACCTCGACCGCCGACTTCGACATGGAGGAGGCGGGCAAGATCATGAATAGCCAGGTGGTGAATGACCGGGTTATCGAGGAGTGGCGCAAGAACGCCGACGGCCGCAAGACCGTCATCTTCTGCTCCACTGTGGCCCACGCCAAGGACGTCATGGCTGCCTTCTGTGCCGCAGGCATCCCCGCGAACGAGGTCAATGGCGAGATGGCCGACTCGGACCGCCGGCAGGTCATCGAGGACTTCGACAAGAGCAAGTTCCTCGTGATGGTCAATGTCGCCGTTCTCACTGAGGGCTGGGATTGTCAGGACGTTTCCTGCGTCATCCTGCTGCGGCCCTGTTCCTTCAAGGGCACTATGATCCAGATGATCGGCCGAGGGCTGCGCAAGGTGGACCCTGACCGTTATCCTGGTGTAGTTAAATCCGACTGCATCGTGCTCGACTTTGGGTATTCCCTGCGAGCTCACGGCTCCATTGAGGTAGACCCGCGCATCAAGAAAGAGGACGAAAGCGAGCCCAAGGACGCTCCGGTAAAGGAGTGCAAGGAGTGCCATACCATCCTTCCACTCGGTTGCATGGTCTGCCCAATCTGCGGAACAGAGGTGGAAAAGGCCGAGAAGGCCGAGAAGGAGGAGCTCAAGGCCTTCGTAATGACGGAGATCAATCTCCTGAACATGTCGCCCTACAAGTGGCAGGCCATGTTCGATAACGTCGTCCAGATGGCCAACGGCATTACCGCATGGGCCTGCATCTTCCAGCATGGCGAGATCTGGTTCGCCTTCGGGAAAGCCGAGCACATGACCGGCGTGCGCATGATCGCAGCCGGCGGCATCGACGCCAAGATCGCCGTAATGTCTTCGGCCGATGACTTCCTCCGCCAGCATGGCGACAAGGAGGCCTGCCTGAAGACTAAGCGCTGGCTCCAAGAACCCGCCACCCCCAAGCAGCTTCAATACCTCGACCTCGGTGGTCGCGTCGTGTTCGGCCTAACTAAGTATCTGGCCTCGTGCCTTATGACTTGGAAGTTCAACGAACAACGCATCATGTGGGGCGTCCAAGACTTCCATAAGCTCAAGAAAAAATGATCCTCAAACCCGAAACCAAAAACCTGTTCTCTGAAGCAGTCGTCAAGCATATCGACGACGCCATGATCGCAGCCAACAAGGCCCAGCCTAAGCGCAACTACCTCGGAGCCTCCCTGTGGGGCAAAGAGTGCAATCGCCAGCTGGCCTACATCTTCCATGGCGTGCCCGAGGACGATGGGACCGGCTTCGAGGGCAAGACCCTGCGCATCTTTGACATGGGCCACGACGGCGAGGCCCGCGTCGCCAAGTATGTCAAGCTCGCCGGCTTCGACCTGATCACGGAAAAGGCCGATGGCAAGCAGTTCGGCTTCTATGAGATGGATGGCCGCCTGCGTGGCCATATCGACGGAGCGATCGTCTCTGGCCCTGCCTTAGAAGGCATGAACTACCCTGTCCTATGGGAAAATAAGGCCCTTAACGCCTCGAATTGGAAGAAGGCCGGAGATGACGGCATCAAGAAGGCCAACTTCGTCTACTACGTCCAGGCACAAGTCTACATGGCTTACATGGAGCTCTTTAACGGTTGCATGTTCACGACTTTGAACAGGAATACCGGCGAGCTTAACGCCGAGTTTATCCCTTTCGACCCTGTGTTCGCACAGGGGCAAATCGACAGGATCGTTTCCATCGTCAAGACCGCCGCACCCGAGGAGATGGCGCGCGTCTCTACCACCGATGAGACGGACTTCCGCTGCCGCTTCTGTAACTACTCTAAGAGATGCTGGGAAAAACCTCAGCAGCAAACCAATAACCAACCCCTACCGACGTGGCTAAAAGGCCCAACAAACTAAATGAGAAAAAGACCAAAAAGGGAAAAGAGCCGGCTCGTAAAACCGTCCCGAACCCCGAAGTCAATGAAATCGAAACCCGCGGCAAGCACCTCCGCGAAGCCGTTGCCGAGTTCGCCGACAATCTCGGCGAAGGAGATGAAATGCTATGCGCCGATGGCTTCGAGGCTGCTATCGTGGGTGTCACTGAAACTTGCGAACCTGTCGTCGTTTATGACTGGGATGAGTGCGTCAGGATCCTCCAAGTCCGTGACGAAATGACCGAAGAAGATGCAATCGAGCACATGTCCTTCAATGTCACCGGAGCCTATGTCGGCCCCCGCACCCCTCTGTTCATCCGCTTCATCACCTGACATGCCTCACCGAAAGCCTGTCTTCAAGATGAAGTATCGGAATACCGAGATGACGTATTCCAAGATGATCCGCATCAAGTCGATGCTGCCGTTCATCCACAAGGCCAACCGCAGGGGCTTGACTGTCCCTCAGGCGGCCGATTGGATGGGCTGGTCTGAGTCTTCCCTGCGTAATTGGATCCGCATCCTCGGCGTCCATTGGAAGAAGCGTCGTAAGCGCGAGGGCTACCGCATCGACAAGACCGGCTGGGATAAGAAGGTCCCCGCCATGGTCGATGCGAAGCAAAGCCAGGCACAGATAGCTGCCACCCTTGGCGTCGGCGAATGGACCATTAGCCGATACATGAAGGACCACGACATTACCCCTGCAAGGAAGTTCCGACTTTGAGCCTGATCAGCAAAGAGGCCGTTGCCCTTCACCTGAAGGTCATCTTCGGCAACCTTCCGTCGTCTGGTTTCGTCTGCGTCCGAGGTATCGGCGAGAAGGGGACTGACGGAGAAGGCACGTTCCGTGAAGACAAGTTCATCGACCTGTCTTCCGGTATCAAGGTGTCGGATGAGGTCGTCCGCCATGTCGAACGCTGGTCTGAGCATGGCCGGGCGAGCTTCATCGTCCCCGCGATCCTGTCCACCGACCGAGGCACTTCTGAGAATGTGCGCGAGTTTCGTTCCGTCGTCGTGGACCTTGACGCCGGAGACATTGAGGCCAAGCACGCCTTCCTTGCCAAGACCATCGGCGAGCCCACCGCAGTCGTCATGTCTGGTGGCCTGATAGATGGCGTCTCTAAGCGCCACCTGTATTGGACCCTCAACGACCCTTGCTCCGACGTCGCCGAGATCGTCCGCCTTCGTGATGACCTCGCCCGCAAGGCCGGCGGAGATATGCAGTTCGGCCTTGGCGTCGAAGGCAACCCATTCGGCCGAGCTCACCAACCTGTCCGCATCGCCGGCTCCGTTCACGGCAAAGGCGGCATCAAGAGCCCTGTAACCATCGCCTGCGACATGGGTAATGCCCAGGTCTATGGCGTGAAGCTGCTCAAGGACCGCATCTCTCAGGCTAAGAACCATGACGGAACTGAGGCCTCAGCTCCGGCCGAAGGTCTGTTTAAGCCCGAGAAGGCCAGCCTCGATCTGACTGAAAAGGTGTTCGAGGGTTCCGACGATGAGAAGAACCGCTGGTCGCAGTTCACCCGCGTATGCGGCCATTACCTACATGTCGCCCGCCGTGGGGACATGTCCCTTGATGATGCGTTCCAGGCTGTCCTCGGATGGATGGACGCCAACATGGTCCCGCCTTGGCCCCTCCAGCGTGCTGAACGCGAGTGGCATGCGGTCATGAACCGAGACATTCTCAACCACGGCCCCTTCCCTGAGCCCATGAAGCCCATGGTCGCCGACGGAGAAGGCCTCGAAATCTGGGCAGCGCACCGCTGGTCCATGACCGAGAAGCCCAAGCGTCAGTTCCTCGTGGACCGCCTGATCCTCGCCGGCAAGCATCAGCTCATGGTCGCCGAAGGCGGAGCTGGTAAGACCTTCCTCTGTCTGGACCTCGCCATCAAGATCGCCTCTCACACCGAAGGGGATGAGCACGAGTGGTGCGGCGGTAAGATCCTCAAGGGCGGAACCGTCGTCATCCTGACCACCGAAGATGACAAGGACGAGCTGCACATCCGCCTCCATGACATTGACGCCGAGAAGCGTCGAGAGAAGGCCGGTGATAAGCTCATCATCCTGCCGACCATCAACTCGGGTGGCTCCTTTGCCATCGTCGAGACTGACCCGAAGACAGGCGAGGCCAAGCCTTCCCGCCGATGGGCCGAGTTCTTTGCCCTGCTCAAGCGACTGCCCGACCTTACCCTCGTCATCGTGGACACGCTCAATAGCACGCTCCACGGCGAGGAAAACTCCGCCACTGTGATCAACGAGTTCGTGCGCGTGGCCTCTCAGGTCTGCGGCGAGCTCGGTGCTGCCCTCATGCTGACCCACCACATCCGCAAGCAGGGCGAGGAGCCTATCCGCGGTGTCGAGGACATGAAGGCCTCGATCCGTGGCTCGTCCGCTTTGCCGGCCGCTTTCCGTTCCGTCATCGGCATCTGGCACTGTGCTGACTATGACCGCCGCCTGCCTACCATGGGCCTGCCGCCTAAGCGTGGCGTCCTGTGGAAGATGGCGGTCGTCAAAGCCAACAACCCGGAGATGTTCGACGGAGAGAAGACCCTCCTGCGAACCGCCTCAGGCCTGCTCATCGACGTCACCCAGCACGACGGCTTCTCCACAGTGAACATCGGCGAACGCCATGCTTGGCTGTCCCTTGCGATCGAGCGTGCGGCCCACGAAGGCCACCCCTATTCCATCGAAGGCAAGAACGCCAAGTCAGGCCTCTATCGCCGACGCAACGAGCTGCCGCCTGTCCTCCGTCAGATTGGTCCAGGCGAGTTCCAGCACCTCGTGGATGATCTCCTTCTCGGCAAGGTCATCACATCATGCGCTGCTCGCGGCGGTAAGGATAAGAAGTGGTTGGACATTCCGACCGGCCCTGTCGCCACCAACGAAGAAGGTGCTGAGCTCAACCATGGTGCTTATCGTCCGCCTAATTGGAATGGATGGACCTACGACAGCATGGCCGGCAACTGCGTCCTGTCTTGACTTACAAGCCCACAACCTCAACCTTGCAATTCCACCCATGAGTAACAACCCAGAAGGATCAAACCACACCGACAAGGATACGATCGCGAACCTACACCTACGACTGAACCATGCCGAGATGCAGCGAGACGCTGCGCTCGCCATGATGAAGGCCGAGATGAAGGCGCTCGTAGCCGATACGTTCATCTACATCGGCGGCCAGCTTGGCATGGTCGGCGGCACGCACGAAAACAAGCGACATGAGTTCGTGCGTAGCTCCGACTACATCAAGGAAACGGAACGCCTCAAGGCCGAGGTCGAGCTTTGGAAGCTTCGTTCCGATAATTGGCAGAAGCTCGTCCAGATCACCAAGACTCAGGCCGACAAACTGAAAGAGGACAACGATCAGCTCCAGGCTCGTTGTGACTTCCTCGAAGGAAGGAACCAACAATGAGTCAAGGTATCACCGAATACGCAAGGATGCTCGTCCTGAACGATGACATTAAAAGGTTAGAGATGGAGAAGCGTCTCATGGTGTCATGCCGAAACGCAGAAATTGCCGAACTGCGCATTAAGATCAAGCGACTGACGGAAGCCGGAGAGAAGCTTGCCCGCAAGCGGGCCAATGGTGCTTTCCGCCGACGCTGGCGTGAGATAAATGATCCGCTGCTGGTTGAATGGCTGGACGCAACGGAAGGATCCCAGCCGTGAGCAAGCGAGGCAAATGTGGCAAAGGAAAGCCCTTCAAGAAACAAGGCCTCACCCCCACCGAGGCTCACTTCGTCAAGCTCATGCTCCAAGACATGAAAGACCGGTGGGCCGCCCTTCTCTCTAAGAACAAATGGAAACCCCAGAAGTAGAATACCGCGTGGTCCGCAAGGACCACTTTGATTGGATCCACCGCGAGTCCTTGCGCCTTGGTGCCATGGCCCGAGACTATCATGTTCAATCCGTCGAGCTGCTTGCCGAGGTCGTTCGTCTCAAGACCGAGCTCGAGCGCATCACTAAGAACCATGAGATTATTCCTCCTACTGATGGCAACTAAGCTGATGGCCCTCGAT